CTTCATCGTTCAACATCTCCACCACAGCAAGAACAATGTCGCTGTAGCTGCTTGGCAGTTTGGCTTCAAACTTTTCTTGGACTGAATCTTTGCGCTCAAACCAGCGTTTTGTAAATTTCTCAATCATTTCTTATCTCCTTTTAAATAAAAATCATGTTCGGCAAGGGCTTGCTTCACATCATCTAAACACCTGCGGCCAAAGTTTGGGATGACCAACAAGTCGCGTTCGCGCATATCGAGTAACTGCCTGACCGTGTTGATTTTCTCGGCACGCAAACAGTTGCTAGTACGCACAGTCAACAATAGGCAGTCAATGTCTTGCGACAACAACGGCGCTTGGTGTTCTTCCATTGCGATCATGGTGCGATCGGGGATGACTGCGACCCACACCGTATCCACTTTGTTGAACTCCACGTGCTGCCCCAGTAGCGCGTAGACTTTTTTGTTTTCGTTCATGTGTGCTCAATTCTTTGAAAAGTAATACGCCAAGCCAATCCAGATCACCAGCGCCGCGTAGCCCATGAGCACGTTGCGCCAGCCGTTGTTTTGTTCGGGCGGGTAGAACCACCCAGCTTGGTCGATGGAGTTGGGGAAGGCTTCTTGTAGGGTGCGTGGGTAGCACCGTGTGGTTGGGTTTTTGTCTTCGATCATTGTTCCCTCGCTTTCAGCATTGCGTCTGCGTAAATGTATTTGGCTTGTTCGCGTGTTCTTTTCGTTGGCATTTTTGTTGGCTCAGGTTTTCCCGTTGCAACCGAAAAATAAAAACCATCGACCATTTGAGAATAATCATTGATGTACTGCCGTACATCCTCATCAGTTGCCTTGGCCGCAAAGTAATCACGCAAGGTCATGCCTCCTGTAATGTCATAGCCGCCTGTCATGTTGTAACTACATTGAGGAAACGCTGGCCCACCTGTTTCTTTTTCCATTTCAATTTCCTTTCACGCAGAGTACCTGCTTGAGTTGATGAACGACCTCAACGAGATCGGTTTGATTGGCCATCACTTGGTCAATGTCTTTGTAGCTGGCTGGGATTTCGTCAATGACTCCTTCGTCTTTGCGGCACTCGACACCTTCTGTTTGAGCTATGAGGTCAGTAATGCTGAAACGCCGCTTAGCCTCAGCTCGTGACATGACACGCCCTGCTCCATGTGAACATGAACAGTAGGATTGAATGTCACCTTTACCACGGACGATGTACGACCGTTGACCCATACTACCGGGGATGATCCCAAGGTCGCCAGCCCGTGCGCGGATAGCTCCCTTACGAGTAACCCACATATTTCGTCCGAAGTGATTTTCTTTTTCGACATAGTTGTGGTGGCAGTTGATTGCCTCCTGTGTAATGTGAAACTCAACGGGAATCATCAGGCGCATGGCCATCAAAACTTCAGACATCATGATCTTGCGGTTCTCAAGCGCGTAGTTCTGCGCCCATCCCACAGCGGCCATGTAGTCATCAAAGTTCTCGGTGTCTTCGGGGAAGTAGGCAAGGTTGTCGTCGGGCAGGGACACAAAGAACTTCTCCATGTCGCGCTTGGCCAGCCCGATGTAGTGCGTACCAATCATGTTGCCAATGCCGCGAGAGCCTGAGTGAAGCATGATCCAAACATCTTGGTTCTCGTCAATGCAAATCTCAATGAAGTGGTTGCCACTGCCCAGCGTACCGAGTTGGCTTGCGGCCTTCTCGCGGAAGCGCTCGATGTTGCCTTTATAAAGAGGCTCCACCACAGTACGAAACACCTCTGGCCACATATCACGAGTCATCATCTCCAACTCAATCTCGCGGATGTGGTCATGCCCACCACCTACACCTAGTGGCACGCGCTTCTCGATCTCATCGCGCAGGGGCTTCAAGTTGTCAGGTAGGTCACTGGCCTTCAATGACAGCCGCACCGCGTTCATGCCACAGCCAATGTCAACACCCACAGCGGCGGGGATGACGGCCTTCTCGGTAGCGATCACAGTGCCTACGGTCGAGCCAATCCCTGCATGAACATCGGGCATACACGACACCCCGTTTGATGCAATGAATGGCAGGCGTGATAGGTTCTTGAGTTGGGTCAAGGCGCTGGCCTCAACTTCGTCAGTCCAAATTTTGATTGGGCGTGCGCCCTCATCTTGAATTACTTGTTTCATCTCAACCCTTAAAAATTTCTTTGAGCAAATCGAACAACTGACGCGCTTGCACGACCGTCAACTTATTCACCACGCCCTCGGCTGTCCAGTTGCGAGTAAGCACGATCGACACAGGAGCCTGCGCCTCTTGCTTCGCACCAGTATCGACAGTCAACGCGGCAATGCCTGCTGATTTCTTTGTGGGCTTCTTGATAGCTTTGGCCGCTTTATCGCTTTTGATTTTCGTGGCAAGGCTGTACGTCTTGTACTCTGAACCCACTGCATGAAAGCCACCATGCACATCTCGCGTCATCAGCCCCGCGCGCAACATTTGATAAATCAACGAGTCGGTGGAGTTGGTTTTGTATCCGCGCTTGAGCAGTGCTTCCACAATGTCTTTGGCCTTCATTCCGGGGTTGTCTCGAACGAACTCGAAGGTAGCGCGTGTCACGCCGTTCTTTTCTTGGAAGCGGTGGGGTTGTTTGGTGGTGATGGTTTCAGTTGTTTGCATAGTGTCTTTCGATTGAGGTTGAGGTTGAGGTTGGGTTGATTGAAGCGTCTTGTTGTCCTCGTCTTCCCACTGTTTGAGTGTGACGGCAAGGTTGTTTTCGAATCCGCGATTGAGTAATGCGGTGCTCAGTGCAGTTTGTAGATCAGGCATTGCTTTCTCCTAGTTACGGTTTGGGAAATATATCCGAATCGGCTGAGGTTGTCAACCGATGGACAAGAGAGGGGTAAGTTAGTGGTTGCTTTCGCTCCACGCTTTTAGATTGGGGGTCGCGTTGACCCCCAAAGATTGACACCCGTCAAACGAGCGCGGGTACTTTCAACGGTTGGTACGCCCAGTTCAGATGCCAACACATAACTTCCGCAACAGTCTCGGGGTCGTTACGCACGAAGTCGTGCATGGTGGCTATGTCGTTGTCCAGACACGCCGCGATCACCTCGGCCTCGAAGTCATTTGTTGCGTTGTGTGTTGTCAACGTGGCCTCGAACGTACCCATAATGATGTTGATACAAGTCACAGGCATCTCATCGAAGTAATACGCCAACAACTCTGCATCCGCTTGCATCAGCGCGTCACCAAGCTCGTATGCAGAAGGCACTCTTATTTCTTCTTGCGTTGCGAACTCGTTGTCAGTCATAGCGTGGATGCCCTTGGTCGATTTGAACTCGGTGCCGGCACTAGACCATGAACCCATGATCTCCTCATCCTCATCCCACATCTCGTAGCCATTGGAGAGATGGCCATGCCACGCACGCTTGGTTGACTTGTAGTAGTTGGGGATGAGTTTGCTTGGCTTCCATGCGTAGGTATTGCTGAACCACATACCGTCATGCTCAACGCCTTGGTCATAGTTGACGTGGCTGATGCGCCCCTCGCCATTCATGAACACAAAGCGATTGTCGCCAATGAACTCGGCCACCATTGTCAAGAAGCCTTTGTCGTACACGATGTCGGGATACTTCACCACGGTGTCATGCAGGTAGTCCTTGATGAAGTGATACGTATCGCTACGCGCCGTGTCTGCCGCGTTACCTGTGTGCAGTACGCCATTGTGCATCATTGCAATGAAGCCCGGCACTACGTCATAGGGATGGCAGTTGCTCAGGTCGGTGTGGCCGTGTGTAGTCCAGCGGAAGTGAATCGCCAGATCACGGTCGTCTTGCGGCATACGCTCGATCATGTTGCGTGCCTCGCCAATGTTCTTGGGTAAGAACTTGTTGGCCTTGAGACCCTTGGATGTGCCGTACATGATGCCGATACCGTCAGGGTTGGAGGAGTAGATATCCGCAAGCAAGCCGTGAGTGTCCAGCAAGGTTGAACGGATTTTGTTTGATTGACCAGAGATGATTAAACACATGATGATTTTCCTAGTTAGAAAGAGTATGGGTTGAAAAAGGTGGGAGCGGTGTAGTAAAGATGGCCGTTGGCGTCACGCGATACTGTGTAGGTGAGTGAACTGTGGTCAACACGATGTGAGGGCTGGTTCAGCATTTGCATACGAATACGATTTGCTGCGGCATTAACTGCCGCGTCAAAGTGACCCCCGTTGGGCACGTTGCACATCACGCGACTCGGTAGTCACAGGCTCGGGCGCAGGGGTTACGTCTTCGCAGGTTGTGGCCGTTGCTTCCTTGACGCGCTTGCTCAAGCCATACCATTTGGAAAGGTTCGAGTACGCATTGTTGGTAGTCTTGAGCCATGCAACAAACGCTTCACCGTTCAAGTCACGCCACGATGCTGTGCGACAGAACATCACGACCGCATGAGTCCACTCGATCTGTGCAAGCAAGCGTTCTTTCTTGAGCGAAGCCCTAAAGATACGAAGCTCGATAGTGTCGTAGCCACGGCGGTTGTAAGTGTCCTTGAGGCCTAGTCGGTTGCACTCACGACTCGTCAGGTTGTTTGTGTTAATCATGCGATAGCGTTGATCTGACTTACCCTTCAACGCCTTGCTCGGGTTGGTGAGGATGTCTTGATGCTCGGCGGCGCAATACTCACGCGCTTGGTTGTCACGGTTTGGATGACGGCCTGCGATCTGGCGCACAAAGTCTGCGTTCGACTCGGCGTTGATGAACATGAAAAACTTACCGAGCGTCAGCTTGGAGAAGCCACGCGAGTCGATGTGGATGTGCATACCGCAACGCTTGGCATCCCATGCCCGAAACCCTTGTGGCACAACCCAGTCCCTGAACTGCTTGATGTGATGAGTCAGTCGGCGCGGTGCAGTCACGATCTCTAGGCCATCGTCAGGCAAAGAGCCGTCATACTTACACACCACATAGTCCTCGCCCAAGGCAGAGCGAATCTTGGATACCGCATCGCGCTTGTAGTTGTCATCCCCTACGCCAATCTCCAACTCGATGCCCATGAGCAAGTCGCTGTAAGGTGTTGGCGTGAACGATGTGTCTCGGTTCAGGTGGTCGAGCACGTTGGTCGAGTATTCCATGAGGGTGCTAGGGTCGTTATCGTCTTCTTCATCGTCATCCTCGTCAGAGTCACGGTCATAGGAATAGTACGCATCGTGGTTGTCGCTCCAGTACGCATCGTCACGCGACCAGTACTCGTTTCTATCCTCTACGAATACAGCATCATCACGGAAGCACGCATCGCACCACGTATCGTCACGCACATCATGCGTCTCGCCTGTGTACTCCATGTGGCCGCAGTCACAGACTTTTAGGTCGGTGTACAAACCCTTATCGTCTAAGAAGTCTTTAACACGGTCAAACCAATCGGACAGACCGCCTTGCACAGTCATGTTTCCATAGT